TCTTGTTCTTCCATAAAAACGTAAGACTCTTGTCTAATACTAGCAAGTTAGCTATGTTTGGGAAGTAACACACAAAATTATGCTAAAAATACTAAAACCAGTATTACTAAAATTTTTTACTACAACTGCTGTAAAGAGATTAGTAGTCGATTTGCTTCGTGCAATTTGTAAACAGACCTCAAATACATTGGATGACAGGGCTGTTGACATGTTAGAGCAACAACTATTCCCTAAACTAAACTGATATGACCCATAAAGAATTTTTTAATATTCTTGTTGGTAATCCTCCTCCCGAAGTAGAGCTTGAAATAGAAATAAAATGCAGAGAGGTAAAAGAATTACCAGACTTTGTTATCAAAGACTATTGTTGTGATCTAGTAAAACACGTAAAATTACAAGATGTTTTATTAATGGCTGCATTGGTTCGTATTTCAGAAACAGAAACACAACTTTATAGATACCAAAGAATGACTAAACATCATAAAAATAAAAACATTTTTGATAAAATCCGATACATAATATTTGGCAAAACAAGTAAAAAATGATTATATTAAACAAAAACAGTAGCTATGACTAACAGAGATCTTAAAAAGTTAGAAAGTCTGCATAGTGTATTGACTAGAGTATTGCTTGATAGAGTAAAAAGTCCAGAAGCAAAAGCTGGTGATTTAAACGTAGCTAGACAATTCTTAAAAGATAACGGTATTGAGTGTATTCCTACAGAAAGTAATGGTATGGAAGATCTTATGCAAAATTTACCAGACTTAGATACTATCCCTGTAGCAGAATTATAATTGCAACCACTTCCTAAAAAACTACACGACTTTAGATATTTTCTAATTATTACTTGGAGACATCTAAACTTACCAGACCCTACTCCTGTACAACTAGAGATTGCAGAATATCTACAACATGGAGAAAGACGTAAAATAATTCAAGGATTTAGAGGTGTTGGTAAAAGTTGGATTACATCTACCTACGTAGTGTGGCGGTTACGTATGAACCCACAACTAAAATTTTTAGTAGTTAGTGCTAGTAAAGATAGAGCAGATAATTTTTCTACGTTTACTATGAGATTGATAAACGAAATGCCTATATTATCAGGACTTATACCGCAAGATCATCAACGTAATTCTAAAATTAGTTTTGACGTAGCACCTGCTAGTGCTGACCACGCACCTTCTGTAAAATCTCAAGGTGTTTTAGGACAAATGGCTGGTTCTAGAGCAGATGAAGTGATCGCTGATGACTGTGAAGTACCTAATAATAGTTTTACGCAACCAATGAGAGATAAATTAGCAGAATCCGTAAAAGAATTTGACGCTATCTTAAAACCTGGTGGAAAAATTACTTTTCTAGGTACACCACAAGTAGAAAATAGCTTATATCTAACCTTAGAAGAACGTGGTTATACAACAAGAATATGGACTGCTAGATACCCTGACCTAAAAAATAACTATGGAGATAGACTAGCACCTACATTACACCGTAATTTAATAGATGGCATTGTAAAACCTAGAGATCCAGTAGATCCAGAACGTTTTAACGACTTAGATCTAATGGAAAGAGAAGCATCTTACGGTAGATCAGGTTTTAACTTACAGTTCATGTTAGATACTACCCTATCTGACCAAGACCGATACCCTCTAAAAATTAATGACCTGGTAATCAGTTCTATAAATCCAGAATATGCACCAGAAAAAATTATATGGTCTAACTCTCCTGAGTATGCACTAGCAGATTTACCTTGTGTTGGCTTCAACGGTGACAGGTTTTATCGACCTGCTCAAGAATTTGGTGACTTCATAGAATATACAGGGTCAGTAATGTTCGTTGATCCATCTGGGAAGGGCAAGGATCAGACCGCTATAAGCTGTGTAAAGATGCTTAATGGTAATTTATACGTCACAGAGTGTTTAGGCTTGTCTGGGGGCTATTCTGATAGGGTTTTAGAACGTATTAGCAAGATTGCTAGAGATCATAAGATAAATACTATTATCGTTGAGCAAAACTTTGGTGGCGGTATGTTCTCAGAACTTCTAAAACCCTTCCTTATGAGATACCATCCCTGCGAACTAAAAGACGTACGCAATACTAAGACTAAAGAACTACGAATAATAGATACCTTAGAACCTGTTATGAACTCTCATAGACTAATAATTGATCGCAAAGTAATAGAAAAAGATTTTCGGTCTAACAGCAACGAACCTCCCGAACGTAGACTTAAATTACAACTCGTCTACCAACTATCACGTATTTCTCGTCACAAAGGTTCCCTTGTACATGATGACCTTGTTGACTCCCTCGCAGGTGCAGTTGCTTACTGGACTGAATATATGGCTCAAGATGAAGATAAAAATATTAGATCTCGTAAAGATCAACTCCTAATGACTCATCTACAAAATTGGGGTTCTCTACTCAACAACACCATCACTCAAACTGCTATGGGAATGACTCCTCAACAGATAAGTAATTCTAATACCCCCACCGATGGTTTTATAAATAAATCTTATTAAGGAGTACTATAGGAGAAATGCCCCCTTAGAAGATGATATACCCGTATTCTTCTAAGAAGGCTCTAAGAAGGTTCCGACTAACTCCTTCTTAGATTCTCCTAAGATTAATTTTGGAATAAAAATTTGAACCCCTTATTATATACGGAGACAACTGGAATCCCCCCAATAAAAAATAAAAAAATCAAAAAAAGACTATAAAAATATTAAAAGTATTACTACTACTACAGTTACAAATTATAATTTATAATTTTATTAGTAAAATCCTAGTCTATAACTAGAAATAATTGAAAGTATATATATATTTCTATAGTATCGATACAAAATACCAGGGATAAAAAAGAGATAAGGTGTTGACAATTTAAAATTATTCTATATATAATAATATATATCTAATGATTTAATATAAATTATTAGATGTATAAAAGTTAGTCACTTATTTCAAATGGAACTACAAATAAAGTTATCAACAGATAACGATGCATTTAGTCCTAATATTGGACTAGAAATATCAAGAATACTTAGTAATTATGCTAATAGTATTAAGGATGTATTAGGGGATGGCTCTAATACGTGGGAACTAGAAACAACTTTAAAAGACCTTAACGGAAATAAAGTTGGTACTGTTGTTTATGTAGGTATTTAATTATGGCTCATATATCACAGGAGGAAAAAAAAGAGTTAATGCCTGGAATAAAAAAAGTTTTAAAAACTTATAATATGAAAGGTACAGTTTCTATTCGTAATCACTCTACTTTAATAGTAACCTTATCTGAAGGGGAACTAGATTTAATAAGAGTAGAGAATGAGATTAGAAAGGAAAGGCATGCTAGAAACAATTATGGAGAATTGTATTTAGTAAATAGTACTTTTAACCAGTCTTACCATCATTTAAATAAATTCGTAGAGTTAGGTGAACATTTAGTTCATAACTTTTACCAGAATATGTTTAAAGCAATGAAAGGTGATAAATGGTTCGATAAGTCAGATATTATGACTGACTACTTCCATATAGCCTACTACTGTTATATAGATGTAGGTAGAAGTAAGGATAAACCTTATATATGTACTAAAAACTTAGTTACTGTTTAATGATCCTTTATAAATATTCCAGGTGTATTAATTTATGCCTGGTTTATTTATACAGGATCTTTATAAGATCCTATTAAAAAAGTTAGTCTATTTTTTTATTATGACGTCTACCGTATTAGAGGATAAGACCTCTATAAATGATAGTAATCCTATCATTAGGGCAATATTGCCTTATCAAGTGCTACATCTAGCTAGTAAATTCGCTAGTAAGGATGATAGTAAGCATATCTTACAGTATATAAACTGCTATAAGATAGCTAGTAAAGAACCATCTATAAGTGATTCTATTGTTATAGAGTCTACTAATGGTCATTACTTATTTAGATGGGTAGGTAAGGTTAATGATTATTATGAATTTCCTTATGATAATTCTATATTAATTCATAAGGATCATTTTAATAAATCAGATATAAAAGCTACTAACGTAGATTTTTATAATGATAATACCTTTCAAGTGTGGCATGCTACTAATAAGTCATTTTCTACGTATGAAAAGGCATATGGTACATATCCCAATTTAGAGCAACTTATCCCTGATAAATTAGACTGTACACCTGGTGATGGTATTAGTTTTAATAGTCAGTACTTAGGTTTATACTTTAATGCTATTCAAAAGTATCAAAGTAATAATAAAGTTAGTACTTTATTTAGTAATAAACCGACTACACCTGTAATAATTAAATCTGAATTAGATTTTAATAGATTAGAGGGTACTGAAGTTACGTTTTTAATTATGCCTGTATTAAAACGTAAGTAGTTACGATTATATGCCTGGTAGAAATACCAGGTTTTTTTATTGGATATATAATAATCTATTGTTTTTTATATGATTATAGATTATTGTATATAACATCCTGGTAAAACAGGATCAAATTTTTTGTCATCCTGGCAAAATAAAAAAGTTAGTCACTTAATTATTATGGAATCCTATCCTTACGATTTAAATAGTATAGCTAGTCATACTAAGGATCTAGCTATACAGTTATCTAAATTACTAGGCATTACTGAATATGATGCCTATGAATTTTTAGTAGATAAACTTAGAGATAAAAATACTTTTGAAGTCAAAATATGATTAAATGTCCGCAATGTGAAAGTACAGCTAACCAGGTTACTATTACACGTACTGGTAGAGGTGCTAACGAAATTAGAACCGATCTAAACTATACCTATAGACGTAGGAAGTGTTTAAATTGTGGTTTTATGTTCTCTACTAGGGAACTAACAGAAGAAGAGTATAAAAAGGATCTTCATTATCATCACTTAAATGAATTAGTAAAATTAACAGTAGAGGAAAATGACTAAACCAAAAATACCAACTTTGCATGAAGCAATGATGACGCACTATAAACGTTATAAAAACGGTCAAAATAGTGCTGACCAGTACATAAGGTTACTAAAACAATGTATAAAAATCTTAGGTAACAAAAGGATTACTCAATATACTTGTAAGGATGTAACTAAATTAATAGATTATGGCAAAAGTGTAGAAAAAAATTCTAACGATACTATAAATATGCGAACAGGATATTTTAAAAGTACTTTAAAAACTATGTCAGAAGAAGGTTTTGCTGTAGATGTAACCTTTCCTAGAAATCCATCAAAAACTAAAAGAGTTATTCCACACTTGAATGATGAAGAAATCAATCAACTATGGAATAAATGTAGGGATCTAGGTTTTGTTGAACATCTAGATATATTCCAGGTACTTTTAGAATTAGGATGTAGATCAGGTGAACTGTTAGGTGTAAGAAAAAAAGATATAAACTTTAGTTATAATCAGATATTGTTTGAAAAAAGAAAATGCAATAATCCTGTAGCTGTACCAATGACTGATAAGTGTATAAATATAATTAGTCTGTATGCAGAATGGAAGGAAGAGAATGATCTTATATTTCCTTATGATTGGTATTGGTTAGATAAAGCCTGGACTAAGGTTAGATTCGATTTAAATAGGGCTACTGATAGTACTTACACTATTCATATATTGCGTCATACTGCAATAAAAAGAATGATAATGAAAGCAATACCAATACCTATAGTAAGTAAATGGGTAGGACATAAAAGCATACAACAAACTATGGAATATGCTCATTTTGCACCTTATGACCTACATAAGTACGTAGAGGTGATGAACAAATGAAATTTACAGATAGTCAAAAAACTTTTTTAAACATCAGTATAAAAAAAGCTATGGATGAACATAATGACCAAATAAAATGGTTTCAAGACTTATATAACAAAGAAAATTTAGTGCCTTACAAAAATTATTACCAGGAAGTAATAGAAATGCACGTAGGAAAATTAGAAGAACTAGATATTATGTTTAAACAAATCAATGAACTATAAAAAACAAATAGAACTAGAAAATAGTATGGTCGATTTAGGTATTAATCGACTAAATAAAATAAGGGAAACTAATAAATTAAAAGGTAAAGAAAGTGAAAACGATTACAGTAGAGGAATTATTTTTTGTGGTATTGAGAAAGTTACTAAACAAATAGAAAAATTTATACACTATGCAACGTCAGGTAAGGCAGGTAGAAAATCTAAAACTGCATATTTATTAAGTGAGTTTGATGATTTATATGTAGTAAGTTTTATAGCTATGAAAGTTATATTAGATGGTGCAACAAATTGGAATAAAAGAACATTTAATGCAGTAGCTATGCAAATAGGTACTAGGTTAGAGGATGAATTAAGGTTTTGTTTTTATGAAAAATGTGATAAAAAATATTTTCATGCAATAAAACATCATTTAAGAGATACAAAGCATTTACGTTATAGACGTAGGGTTTTAGTTCATCATATGAATAAATCTAATCATCATTTTGATGGTTGGAAACAGGAAGATAAAGTACGCATTGGTGCAAAATTGATAGAGATAATAGAGTCATCGATAAAACTTACAACTACAGTTGTAAAGAAAAATGGATCTACAAAAAATAGCAATAAGTATTTAACTCTTACTGATAGTGCTATCAAATGGATAAATAATCAAAAGTTAAACAAAAATATAGCTATACCTTACTATCAACCTTGCATTATAAAACCTGTAAAGTGGACAAATCCTTATGATGGTGGTTATCATTCACCACGTTTAGCAAAATTAGATATTGTAAAAACAAAAAACAAAAAGTATTTACATGATCTAGATAAAGCAAATCCAGTAGATTTTTATAATGCTGTAAATGCTTTGCAAGATGTTGGTTGGATTATAAATAAAGACATTCTTGATATAGCAATGCAGTTGTTTGAAAATAATAGTGATATTTTTAATTGTGAGTTATTGCCACTACCACCAAAACCACATGATATAGATACAAATAAAGTAGAAAGGGATAAATGGAGATATGAAGCTGCAAAAGTACATGACTATAACGCAAGTATAAAATCTAAACGTTTACTTATATTGTCAATAATAAATACTGCTGAAAAATATAAAGATTATACTTACTACCATTGTTACCAGGCAGACTTTAGAGGAAGGCTATATTGCGTTACACCACACTTAAATCCACAAGGGCATGATCTAGCAAGGTCACTACATTTGTTTGCTGATGCTGTACCTCTAAGCTATACAGACTACAGTATGAAGTGGTTTCAAATTGCAGGTTATAACTTATGGACTAATGAAGGTGCATCTTTTATGGAACGTAGTGCATGGGTTAGGAATACTGGTAGTAGGTATGCAAAACAAATAGCAGAAGATCCTATAGGTAACGTAAGTCTATGGAGTAAAGCAAAAAAACCATTTCAGTTTCTTGCCTGGTGTTTGGAATATAAAAAATATATGGATGATAGTAATTATAAAACTGGTCTACCTATACATTTAGATGGTACAAACAATGCTTATCAACATATTGCATGCCTTACAAAAGATGAAAAGTTAGCTACTGCTACTAACTTAACAAAGAATGATAGGCAAGATTTATACACTATGGTCTTGGAACAATTAAGAATTAACTTACATCAAATGTCTATGTATAGGTATGAAGATACACGTAAATGCAAAGACTTACTAAAAGATAAAAACCTTAATAGAGATAGGATAAAAAAACCTATACTAATGATTCCTTATGGTGGTACAGATTTTGGAATAATAAACTATTTAGAAAAGCAAAGATGGAATGACAACATAACTAATAATCATCTTAATTTTTTAGTAAAACAAATCAGAAGTGCATTAGATCAAATATTTCCTAGCTGTAAGTATGTAATGGATTACCTAAAAGAAAGTCAAGCTACTACTTGGACTACACCTTCTGGTTTTATAGTAGAACAAAATTATTTTATAAAAGAATCTAAACAAGTAAGGACTAAATTTAATGAGTCTAGTTTATGGTTATGCTATACCTTTGACACAAAAACGTTAGATAAAAAGAAAATAAGAAATAGTATTACTGCTAATTTTGTACATAGTTATGATGCAGCAAACGTACATCTTGCTTTATCACATGTATATAAACAACAAGGATTTAAAAGTTTAGTAACTATACATGATAGTTTTGCAGCAAACGTACAAGAGATAGAACCTTTTATAAAACAAGTAAAGAAAAATTTAGCTTCAATATATACCTGGTCAAATAAATGTGAACTATACAATAACCTACAACCAATAGGAAATTTTGATATAAATCATATCATTGATGCACCATATGTATTTAGTTAAAGATATTACTGGACACTAGATCTAAACAAGGTAATATATCAAGACGTCTATAAGACGTTTCCCAAAATAAATTCAAAAAAATTCAATGGCAAGCAAATCACCAACTTTAATGTTGACAACTCCTTATGCAAATTTAACTTACGCATGGCTACATAAACCAGAACCTAAGTATGGTTACTATCAACTAACACTTGTATTTAAACCTGATGATGTATTTGTACCTTCTGACTTAGGTTTACAAGGAACAGAACCTATAAATTCTATAGAGTTTATGTTAGATAAATTAGAAGGATTTAAAAAGCAATGGAAGGAACAACTGCAAAATGAAAATCCTAGTAAAAAATTTACCTGGTCAAGAGATAAAGAAGGTAATCCTAAAGAGTATTGGAAAACTACAGAACAAGGTTTAGAAGTTTATTGTCGTATGCCTAGTGGTAAAAGAACAAATAAACAAGGTGCTGAGTTTGAATTACCACCACCAAAATTTGCAGAACAAGTAGGTGATACTGTTGTATTTTTAAACAAAGAAGAATCAGCTAAGTACGATAAACTATCACCAGAATCTAGAGGTCAGGCATATTTACGTGTGCAAGGTTTTGATCTTGATGAAGTAGGTATGAGAATACAACCTGTATCAGTAATTGTGAGAAGTTACGTACCTTATGATGGTATAGCTTCACCAGAAGCTATGGGTTTCATGCCAACAAAACAACCTGCACCACCTAGCAGTTACGAAGATCCTTCTGCACCAGTACCAGCAAGTGCAAGTGATTGGTAATAAATACAAAAGCAAGTTTGAAGCTGCATTTGCTGATAACTTAAACAAAAAGAAAATTGTATTTACCTATGAATCATTATCCATTGACTACCAAATTAGTTGCTGCTACAAGCCTGACTTTATCCTCAACAATTTTATTGTTGAAACGAAAGGTTACTTCTCTAAAGAGGACAGAAGAAAGCATCTTGTTATCAAGGAGACAAGACCCGAACTAGACATTAGGTTTTGTTTTCAAAATAGCAAGACTAAATTATCTAAAGCTAAAAACTCTATCTCGTATGCCAAATGGTGTACGAGACATGGTTTTAAATATTGCGACAAGTTTATTCCTAAGTCTTGGTATGAGTAGTAAATATGTAAAAAAAACTGAATGTCCACAATGTCATTCTAAAGATAATCTAGCTTGGTTTGATGATGGTCACGCTTATTGTTTTTCTGTTGAATGTGACTATACATATTACCCAGATAAAAAATCGGAAAAAAAATTTTATCCAAAACAATTACAACAACAACCTGCATTTAAAAAAGAAGTGAAACTTTTACCTGTCACATATACTGATTTACCTAAACGTGGAATCACAAAAGAAACATGCGAACTATATAAGTATGGAGTCAGTATGTATAAAGGTCAGCAATGCCAAGTTGCTACGTATCAAAATAGTCAAGGTGTAGATGTAGCTCAACATATAAGGTTTGCAAATAAAAAGTTTGTATGGCTTGGTGAGATAAGTGAAGTGCAACTTTTTGGTCAAAGTAATTGCAGAATACAAAATACAGGTGATATGTTTTTATCTATTTTTGAAGGCGAAATAGATTGCATGGCAGCTAGTCAAGTTTTTAATCACCGTTTTCCCTGCGTATCAGTTCCTTCTGGTGTACAGTCAGCAGCTAAATACCTGGCAAAAGAATATGATTTTATAAATAAATTTTGTAGATCTGTTATTTGTTTTGATAATGATAAAGCTGGTGAAGTAGGTAGTGAGAAGGCTTTAAAAGTATTACCTAAAGGTAAAGCTGCAATAGCTAGATTGCCAGAAGATATAAATGACGTTAATGATCTAACAGTTGCAAAACGTAGTGATGAACTAAAAGATATATTATGGAAAGCACAACCTTGTAGAACCGATCACATAATAAATGCTGCTGATGCTTGGGAGTTATTTAGTAAAGAAACAAGTAAAGCTATTTGTGATTATCCATATCCAGAATTAAATAAATTTACAGGTGGTTTATTTCCTACGCAAATGGTATCTATAGCAGCAGGTAGTGGTGCAGGTAAGTCTACATTGTGCGGAGAGTTTGCTAGTCACTTTCTTAAGAGTGGTTTAAAGGTAGGCTATATAGCTTTAGAAGAATCAGTACAAAGATCTCTTATGAGACTTGTATCTATAGATCTAAATACACCTTTGCATTTAAATCAACATGCTATAGATAAGACTGCTATCAAAGCTGCATTTGATAAACTAACAGGTACAAGAAACTTATATTTATATAATCATTTTGGTAGCATAGAACCTGATATATTACTTTCGCAGATAAGAAACTTAGCCACTACTGATGGTGTAGATGTAGTAATACTAGACCATATATCTATAGTTGTTTCTGGTATAGAAAACAATGACGAACGTAAAGCACTAGACGTACTATCAACAAAGCTAAGAAGTCTTATAGAAGAAACTAATATCTGTTTGCTTGTAGTGACTCACCTACGTAGACCTGATGGTAAAGGGCATGAAGAAGGTGCAGAAGTTAGCTTGCGTGATTTTAGAGGATCTCATGGTCTTGTTCAAATGTCAGATCTTTGCATATCATTAGTCAGAAACCAGTTATCGAACTCTGTAGATGAAAGGTCACAACTACAAATGAAAGTATTAAAGTCTAGGCATACAGGCATGACAGGAGAAGTAGATAAACTTTTGTATGATGCGGAAACTTCCAGGCTAAGAGCATACCCTAACTACTTTTAACTATGACTTTACTTATTGATGCTGACTATCTAATTTATTCTTCTTGTTGTGCAGCCCAACATGATATTAGGTTTGACAAATATAATCATCAACTAATTATGGATGAACGTGAAGCAATGAGCATGATAGATTTTAAATTAAAGCATTATCAAAACATATTAGATACAGAAGGTTATAAAGGTAGTGATGATATAGTTATGTGTTTTACAAGTTATCCTACGTTCCGACATGAAATATTTACAGAATATAAACTAAATAGAATAGATAAAAGACATCCTCTAGGTTTGCATAACGTAATAGAAGAAGTAAAAAATAATTATAAGTCTGTAAGTTATCCGCAACTAGAAGGTGATGACGTTCTTGGATTATTAAGTACAAACAATACTTATGATGAGCCTGTAATAGTTTCCGTAGATAAAGATATGAGAACTATACCTGGTTTATTATTAGCAAATGACACATTAGAACTAATAACTAAAACACAAGCTGATAAAAACTTTATGGCTATGACAATAGCAGGTGACGCTACAGATGGTGTGCCTGGTATAAAAGGTTTAGGTATGGTGTCTGCTAATAAAATATTAAATACAGCAAAAGATCTAGCATCTATGTGGGATGTAGTTGTAAAGACTTATGATAAAAAAGGTAACGGTATATCTGATGCTATATTAAATGCTAGGTTGGTTCGTATATTAAGAGAAGGAGATTACGACTACGATACAGGAGAAGTAAAGCTATGGAATCCTACGTTTTAAGAACCAAGAGTGTGATATTTTGCAGTTGCACGTTATATTAAAGTAAAGTAATTTAGTTTTTTTATGCCAGCAAGTGATTTGCCATACCTTAATGACGAATTGCTAGATGCTTTAGATTCTATCTACCCTAGTAGACCACCAGATCTATCACATACTGATAGAGAAATATGGTACAAAGCTGGTCAAAGATCAGTTGTAGAATTTTTGAAGAAACATCAAGAAAGGCAAAAAGAAACTATGTTAAGTTCCACCGTATTAGAAGGTCAAATCTAATGTGTATTTTTGGCAGCCCTCCACCACCACCTCCATTACCAGAACCTAGACCTACTCCTCCTATGCCAGAGGAAACTGCGGATGCTCCTGTTACTGGTAGAAAACGTAGTGAACAAACTACACCTACTAAAAAGAAAACTGATGGAACGGATGTTGGTACAAGAACAACAGGTGCAGCAGCAACAAGAAGAAGATTAGGTACAAGTTCATTACGCATACCTTTATTAAATTCTGGATCTTCTAGTGGTAACTTGAATTATTAAAAATGGAAACATTACAAACAGCAGAAAGTTTATATAACACTCTGTCTTTAGATAGATCGGCATATGAACGTGATGGTGATGACTGTGCAAAGTTAACAATACCTAGTTTATTTAATAATAATTCTGCAAAGAAACAAAAAATAAAAACACCAATGCAAGCGTTAGGTGCTGCTGGTACTAATAGCCTTGCAGCAAAAATGTTAATGGCTTTAATACCACCTAACACACCATTCTTTAAATTAATAATTGATGAATTAGAACTACAAAAGAGTGGTCAAAC